TGGATTTACAGCGGGTGGTGGTAGCGGTTACACAGGGTCTAGTGGAAGCACTTATGTAGCATGGAACTGGAAGGCAGGCGGCTCTGGTGTGAGCAACACTGACGGCTCTATAACATCTACCGTATCTGCTAATACTAAAGCAGGTATTAGTATTGTTACTTATACTGGAAGCAGTAGCGGTATCAGCGTAGGACATGGATTATCCTCCGCACCTGAAATGATAATCTGGAAAGCCAGAGGAACACCTAACGGTAGCGCGCGGTCTTGGATTGTTTGGACAAAAGATTTAACTAGTACAGATTACATCCTGTATCTAAACTTGACCAACGCTCAAACTAATGTCACCGCAGGCTCAGTTCTGGCTAGTTCACCAACTGCGACCACGTTTAGTCTTGGAACGGAACCATCAGTAAACTGGAACGCAGAAAATTACATGGCCTATTGTTTCCACTCCGTTGAAGGTTTTAGCTCCTTCGGAAAATTCACCGGGAACGGATCGGCAGATGGTAGTTTTATATACACAGGCTTCCGACCTGCTTTCTTTTTAATTAAAGCAACAAACACAACCGGCAACTGGCAACTTTGGGATGCAAGCAGAGATAGCTACAATGTGATGGACACCAAGCTGTTTCCTGACTTAACCAATGCTGAACAAACTAACAGTACATATTATATAGATTTTGTTTCTAATGGCATTAAATTGCGGTCTAACGCATCTATGAGCAATCAGTCAGGAATAAATTTTATATACATGGCATTCGCAGAGAATCCTTTCAAATACGCAAATGCAAGATAATCGGAGAAAAACGATGAGATATTATGATATAACAAACTCACAAATTAAAAGTGAGAGACAGATACGGAATGAAAACCCGAATACGAGTTTTACTCTTCCATTATCTGTAGCGGCACTAGCCGGACTTAACATGGCAATTCTGCAAGAAGATACTAAACCTTCTTATGATGCTGATACTCAAAGAGTTATTGAAGGAGATATTGAAGAACGAAGCGGTTCTTACTATCAAACTTATAGCGTTATTGATCGACCTGCTGAAGCTATTGCCAATGACTTAGCAAATAAAAAAGCTAGTATTCGTGCACAGCGAAATGAAAAACTTAAAGCTACTGACTGGGCAATACTTCCAGACAGTCCTTTGTCTGATGCAGATAAAACAATTTATCAGAATTTTCGTACTGCTTTGAGAAATGTTCCTGCACAAGATGGATTCCCAGAGAATGCACTGCCAGAAGGACCGAACGAACAGCCTTATGGCTCTTGGACGTATGACAGCACAAACTTTGTTTGGAACGCACCTTTGCCAAAACCTGAAGGTTTAGTATCTTGGGATGAAGAAGCCTACCAGGAAGATAATACTACAGGTTGGTTCTAATGGGTAAGTCTCGAGATCTTGCAGATTCTGCAAATATAATTAATTACTTAGATAATTTAACTTCAGCGATTGATGACTTAGACGGGGCGGGTATTACCTCGAATGCAGTTACTGTATCCTCGAACACTACACTTGATGCAAATTCTCTAAATAAAGCTTCAACGCTAACATTAAATAATGGAGTCGCAGTAACTATACCTGCAGACTCAAGAATTGAGTTAACAGCATACTCAAAGATTAGGAGATTTCCATAATGGCTTCTATAGTTTTTACTACTGCGAGTGGTACAACGACTGTAACAGCGGCAGATGGGTCTGGAGATCAGGCTGTTTCTATCCCTCGTACTTCCACACTTGTAGGCACTGATATAGCAAACACATTTACCGCAAATCAAACTTTTGACAATGGTATCATTGAAGAGTACAATGCAGTTACAAGTTCAAGTAATGCTACTACCTGTGATTTGAATGCTGGAAATAATTTTTCACATACTCTTACAGAAAACACTACTTTTACTTTTAGTAATCCTGCATCTTCTGGAAAAGTATCAAGTTTTACACTTAAAATTGTTCAAGATGCAAGTGCTTCAGGGTTTACAGTTACTTGGCCTGCGGCAGTTGATTGGGCTGCAGCTACTGCACCTACTTTAACAGCCACAGCAGATGCTGTAGACTATTTCGTATTTATAACACATGATGGCGGTACAACTTGGTATGGGTTTACTGCTGGGCAGGCAATGGGATAAAAAATGAGTGCTTCTAAGAATTTAATACAAGCAGC